TGCAGTATTTTGGAAAAATCTATCCATCTCTGCTTCGTGCCTTTTAAACATAGCTTTGAAAGCTGGCTTATCCGACTTTTTCATAACGCTCCCCGCGCCGACAGAAAAGCACTCTTCCCGGACTGCGTTAAGCTTCCCTAATGCCTCTTTGAGCTGTTTTTCCGAAAAGGCAAAGGCTATCGGGAATGCGTTAAATTCGTCATGGTGTCTTTTCCTGATCTCTGAGTAGGTTTCGGTTTCTACTGTTTCCATTATTTCGATCTCCTAATTTGTGCGTTTTTAACTTCTATCCTCTACTACAATATACAACACCCACCGGAAAATACAAGTAAAAACATAAAAGAAATGCAAAATAAATATAAAGACATTGTAAACTATTGCGGAATATAGGGATATAATTTGTTAATTATTGGACAGCCCGCCTTTTATGTTGTATATTACCCATAAAAAACTATACAGAAAAGTTTAGGGTAAGATTATCGGCTGATAATGGGGCAACTTTCTTTATTGGTGTACATGAATATGAGGGATAGAGGCGGAGCATATTATGAACAGAAGATATACAAAAGATCGTAATAATACCGGTACGACGTTAACTGTAGCGGCCAGTGACGCCAGTGCAGATGAGCGGGGCTCTTCTGATTATGTCTGCAATGGTACAGCCGACAATGTAGAAATCCAGGCTGCCTTATATGAAGCTGAAACATATTCTTCAACGGTGATGCTGTCTAGTGGTACGTTTAATACTAATACAAGGATCGTATTGCCGGATAATGTTTCGTTGATTGGCCAGGGGACGTGGAACACGTTTATACATGGTACTGTTAATCTGACTAATGAAATATTAAGTCGAACATCATTTTCTCCCGGTGCATATGTCACATCTGCTGTGGCCCCTGCTGCTGGGATAGTTCTAAAAGACTTTTCTCTGGTCGGTACTGATATGTTTATAGATAACATAGGGGCAACAAACGCTCTTGGAGGCAAAGGGTTGTTCGGCCAATATTGGAAAGATTGTTTGATAGAACGAGTGAGGGTGTATCAAACACCTGCTACTGGATTCGGAACGGACGACCATGACAATGTTATTTATCATCAATGTATTGCTGATGATTGTGGTAAGAATCATAAAGTTTACGCTGGTGGCGACCCTGCGGGCTGTCATGGCTTTGGTCTTGGCCAAGGGTCGTGGGAAGATAGCCCGTTAATTGTCAGTGAGTGTATCGCCAGAAACAATGGGTGGCACAGTGGAATTGGAATCGAGCTGACTGCTGCTGCTGCCATGAACCACGGTACAAGGGTTATCAATAACACTTGCACAGCTAATAGACAGGGCATCCAGATAATCGACGACCCAGCGGCATTGTGGAGTAACGGTTGTACTGAGGGAGCATTGGTTCATGGAAATTATATATCTGGGAGTACAGGAGCCGCTGGTGCTATAGCGGGTAGTCCTTCCAATGGCATTGATATTACAGGCGGCGTTCGTGACTTAATTGTTTCTAATAACACAATTCGTAGATGTGAAGCTGACGGAATACAAATACGAACAGGTGCGAGAACTGCTAGAAGTCAGGGTATCCAGATAATTGATAACGTATGTTCAGAGAACGATAATTACGGTATCCAAGTAACGGACGGTCGTGGAGTTACTATTTCTGGGAATAACTGTAACCGAAACAAATATAGCGGTATTAAATTCTATCCTACGAAACGGGATGTAGAACAGATTTCAGTTCGAGAAAACAACTGTTGGAATAACGCTGTTGGAGCGACGAATTACGAGGGGATAACGTTGCGTGCCCAAGGGGTGTTCGGTACTGTTAATGGTAAAATATCAGGGAACAGGTGTTATGACACTGGTGTAGAAAATCTAACAATAGCTACTATTGATGGAGATGGGACTACAACTTCAGTAGAGCTTACTACTGCTCATCATTATCAGTCTGGCGAGTATGTAGTTGTTGCGGCAACTACTAATTATAATGGGGTGTCGGCATCAATTACTGTCACGGGTGACAAAACCTTTACATATTTATCTGCTGTAAATGAAGCACAAGAAGTAGCAGGCACAGTAAGAGGCCCAGCATTGCCGACAGCGACATTAGCCGGAGATGGTACTACAGTTACAGTAACTCTTGCCGCCGAACATGATTATGCGGATGGTGATACTATTGTTATTACTGGGACATCTGTATTTAATGGGACGAAAACTGGAATTACAATTACAGGCGATTTATCTTTTACCTACCTAGCCGCCACAGCAGGTCCAGAAACTACTGGATATGTGACTAGAGCAAAGACACAACGTTATGGGTTGTTTACAATTGGGATTATAAACGGTGGCGAATCGTTAGAAAACGTCCTAGTAGTGAATAATAGCTTAACTGGTAATAAAACAGCAAATGAATATCGAGGGGCTAACCAGTCTCATTTTGGCAATCATTACGGAACAGCCACGCTGGTTAATGGCCAGACATCTATAGCTGTTAGTCATCTTTTAGCCTCCACCCCAGCGGCCTATGATATACAGATAAACCCGATAGAAGATTTAGGAGCTGCTTCGTATTGGTATGTTGACACGATTGGGGCTACTCAATTTACAATTCGTGTTGACGGTGATCCTGGGGCTGATGTTGACTTTGCGTGGTCTGCTAAGGTTCCGCAATAATAATGTGAAGGAAAAATAAGATATGCTATATTACGTTTATATTACGCAAAATGGAGAGCCCAGGTCCAGGCAGCCCTTATGCCATAAAGTACACAATGACAAAAGAAACAACACAACCAGTTAAGCCAAGGACACTTACAGTTAAACAGCAGAAGTTTGTTGACTGTTACGACGGTAATGCTGCGGAGGCAGCAAAAGAGGCTGGTTATAACTCGGACTACGGTAGAGTCCTAATGGCGAAACCTCACGTGTTCGCTGCTGTCCATAATAGACAAGATACAGAGGTTAGACCTGTCACTATAGCCAATAGGCAGGAACGACAGGAATACTGGTCCAAGCAAATGAGGGGTAAGGGAGAGTTTGCTACCGCAGCACTGAGCGACCGTAATATGGCGTCTAAGCTACTCGGCAAGAGTGAGGCTGACTTTACCGACAAGCATATCATAGACGATAAGCGGTCACTGGAAGCTATATTAGGGGAAGCTGGACAGGAATGACGTACACTATGGATGAAAAGGTGAAGGGGGTCAAGCTGTTCCGCAAGGAGCCGGAACGGTTTATGACGGATGCTCTTGGCTTGAACCCTGACCATATCTGGCCAAAGATGCAAGAGGTTATGGATTCGGTCCGTGACAACCAGAAAACGGCTGTAAAGGCTGGCCATTCTGTGAGTAAGACCTTCACGGCTGCCCGGCTGGTCCTGCAATTCCTCTACTGTTACGGCCCTCATGCTACGGTAGTGACTACCGCCCCAACCGACAAACAGGTTGTCGAGGTTTTATGGCGTGAGATTAGGGACGCAAAGAATAGTGCAATAGCTAAACTACCAGGTGAGATACTGACTCAACAGTTGAATATAGGCGATAAATGGTTTGCAACTGGGTTTTCGACTCGTCCGGACACAGTGACGGGCCAGGCCACGGCGTTCCAAGGGTACCACAATGAGTATGTATTAGTTATCTTTGACGAGGCGGCTGGTATTATGCCTCAGATATGGCAGGCGGCAGAGTCTTTGATCACAAACGATAGATGCCGATGGCTAGTGATAGGCAACCCGACCAGTGCCTACGGTGACTTTGCGGCGTGCTTTAAACCCGACAGCGATTGGAATAAAATAACGATAAGTGTATTAGATACGCCGAATTATAAAGAGGGGCGGGAGATTGTTCCGTCGCTGGCCGGTCGTGACTTTGAGTTGATGATGAGTAAGAAGTACGGTAAGGGCAGTAATACCTACCTGAGCCGTGTCTTGGGTGAGATACCTGAATATGCAGAGGGAGCTATCTTTGGTCAACAGGTCAAGCTGGCCCGCGAATCTGGCCGGATACTGGAAAATATCCCGCATGATACAAGTTCGCCGGTCCATACCGCTTGGGACTTGGGCATTAGTGACGCTATGGCTATATGGTTCTTCCAGCGGGTAGGCCAAGAGATACACGTTATTGACTATGTGGAACACTGGGGTGAGGGGCTGATATGGTATATAGACCTCTTACACGCTAAGAGAGAGCAGAACGGCTGGATATACGGTACTCATATAGCTCCACATGATATCATGGTTCGGCAGTTGACAGACGGGGCTACTCGGTTCGAGACCGCGGCTAAGATGGGGATCAACTTCACTATCTGCGGTAAGCCCGGCGAAAAGGGTGTTGTCCGAGTGGGCCTGGAAGATGGTATCGAGGCGGCACGGCAGGAGTTAAACCGATGCTGGTTCGATAAGTCCACCTGTGAGCAGGGTTTAATGGCATTAAGTGAGTACCACTGGAAGAAGTTGGAGACTGTTTCAACTGACGATAAGCCTATCTATTCACGCCAACCGGTCCATGACGCCTCTAGCAACGGGGCCGACGCTTTTAGGTACATGTGTTTAGCGTTGAAGTATAACCTTGCCAGTCTTAGTGCCGGCAAGAACACTCATTCAGATTGGTCTGAATTTTATAGTAGTGCAGGATAACTATGGATGAGACAAAAGCATTAGAACTGAGCATCCAGTATGCCCAGACCGTTAAGGACTCGGAACGGCAGATTGACTTTGTTGAACGCAGTAAGCGCGGCGACGACTATTATGCCGGTTTACAGACGTTCTCAGACGAGCAGTTGGCTGTGATGCAAAAAGAGGGCAAGCCGGCTATCAAATACAATGGGGTCTTGCCGATCATTAACTATCTGACCAGTATCGAGCGGGATAACCGCAAGGATATCAAGGTTGTCGAGCGACGTGGTGGGTATGCGTGTGTGGCCGAGCTACAAACCGAGCTGGCGAAGCATGTTATGGATATGTGTGACGGTGATTTTGTTAAGTCTGAGGTGTTTTTGGAGGGTGTGAAGGCTTGTAGAGGTTGGTTTAAGCTGGAGATAGACTACGACCGCGAGCCTGTTACCGGTCAGTTGATCATGCAGTCCCGACCAGCGTTAGCGGTGCAGAGCGACCCAACTTGCCTATCTTACGATCTAAACGATGTGAAGAATGGTGCTAAGTTCGTCATTGATACGCAGTATATCTATCGTGACAAGTTAAAGGCGATGTACCCTGACAAGGCTAAGGATATAGACGATGCTGTCGAGCAGTACATTGGACATAGCGGACGTGGTGTTATTGCTCGTGTAGCTGATTACCTGACCGATACGACTCCGATGGCTGATTTTGACACAGAGGTGTTATTTGACAACGACCTGATGCAGAAGTGGAAGGCTAAGGTACATGAGACATGGATTAAGGAGTTTGTGCCCCGGACGCTGGTTTGTGATAAGACGAACTGGGAGATATGGTGGCTGGACCCGAAGAAAAAGGACGACAGATTAAGAATCAATCGGGCCAAGGAGCTTGCCAACGAGTCGCCGCAGATATTTGAAATTAGAGAAGATCAATCCATGCCGCTATTGCATAAGCTTATCAGGATAGGCGATCTACTGCTTGAACACGAGGAAGACCCGTATAACGGTTCGTATCTATTCCCCCTCATCCCGTTCAGCCCGTTCGGTTCTGCTCAGTACGATATGGGCGTGGTTGATAACCTGGTAGGGCCACAAGACGAGCTGAATAAGCGTATGACGAACGCTACGCATATCCTTAATTCGGTAGCTAACGGTGGCCATATCATCGGTAAGGATGTTAGTGGTGACTATGTTGATATTCTGCGGTCGTTTGGCTCGTCGCCTAACATGGTGATCGAGTTGGATAAGTGTGGCGGTTCATATTCAAAGATTATGCCGACTCCTGTCTCTCCGGGCCATATAGAGCTGGGCAATACGGCTAAGAATTACATGGAAGAGATAAGCGGTGTTTCTGGTGCCAGTAGGGGATACAACCCGTCTCGACAGGAATCGGGCCGGTTATACCGTGAAAAGGTCAAGCAGTCGATGGCAACGAATCAGATTATTTATGATAGATTCGACTATTCGACAAAGATTATGTCTCAGACCTTAGTGACAATGTTACGTCGCACCGAAACCTATACTGAGCAAGAGGTTAGCTATTTGATAGAAGATAAGGATTTGGTCAACGGTGAGCTGTTAGACAATGCCCGCGAGGAGGCTATGCAAGCTAACCCGGCACCACCTAACCCGATAGCTAACCCGCTATTTAACCAGTTAGCCCCTGAGAATCAAGCTTCTATGGCTCAGGAATACCAACAGGTGTTGATCGAGTATCAGGAACAGATTAACACTGAGGCTATTGAGCTGGGTAAGAAACAGTTATTCGAGCAGTTTGCGGCGTATCGGACAGGTATTTACAGTGTGATAGTGATCCAGAGTCCAAACGCCGCTACTACCCAGATCAGCAACTTCTATGAGTTGGAAGCGTTAAAAGATATGGTGCCGCCTGAGATTTTGGCTCCACATATGATTAGGGCTACAGGTTTACCAAGCGTAAGAAAAGATGAAATGATCGAGAAATTTGAAGCAATGGTGCAGCAAGTGGCTGCTCCGCCTCCTGTATAAAGGAAACACATAATGGCTAAGAAAAAGAAAACCCCGAAAAATGAACATATTACCACCGATGGAATCAGTAACGGTAAAGTTGTGTTTAACGATAAGGACTATGGTGCAATTACTATAGATGTCTGTACCCCTAGAGCGGTAGCTTCGCCTCCTCTGGATGAGGTGGTTGATCAATCGGACGAAAACGCTCCATCGTCGGGTAAGGTAGAGTCGCAGTTGGATAATCTCAAAAAGGATATCAGTGAACCGGGTACGATAGTTACTACGCCTACAATCATCGACCATTTGGACGCCGCTATTAATTTGCTTGGCCCGTTGGTTGAGGTTGAAGCGTCGCGGACAAGGGGTAGTAGCTCTGATCTGTTTACTGCCGTTTCGATACTCAAGAAGCAAGTCATTCCATTCGTTGAGAATGGTTTGTCAGTAAATAAGTAATTTCCCATCTGTCCAGGGTAAATGGGCAGTACCCGAACTGTAGCGGGTTACTACAGGTATCACCTTCATAGCGGGTGGAATGAGCTATGTCCGGAGGCTTGAGCCGTTATTTCAAGCGATAGGATGTGTTTTTATGATTGAAATAGAAGAAAACTTTGTTGGTGACGATGTGGAAGTAGAAGTACGGGACGATGTGGAAGTAGAAGTACGGGACGAAGCTGAGGTTGAAGGTATAACCCCTGAGCCTACCAATGTTCCGTTGAGTGCCTTACAGGAAGAACGCGGCAAGCGACAAGATGCACAACAGAAGAACATTGAGCTTGAGTCCCGCTTGAAAGTTTTAGAGGCCGAGAAGCCCGCTGTCACAACCCAAGAAGGCCCGCTGGACCCTAACGACCCTAACCCTGCGTTAGTTGTGACAGACGACGATTATGACTTCATGACTCCAAGCGAACAGCGGAACCTTAACAGGGCTGAAGCTGAGTGGAACGTGCGTGAAAGCGGCAGGATTGCCCAGCTTAACCAGGACAAGCAGTATCACAACATAGAGACGGATGCCCGGCAGCGGTTCAATACCGAGGCGATGGGTGAAAATCTTGATTATGGCAGCGTGATAAAGACTGGCGAGAAATGGCTCACTGAAAATGATGTGATAGCCGTACAAATGAGTGCTGACCCTGCCAAGATGTTCTATGACCTGTGTCGTGAACGATGTCCGTATCTTCCTGATATCAAACCTTCTACACCACCGACAAGCAACGAAAACGATGTAACTCCACCTGTTACGCCACCGGTCAGACATCCTGCTTTAAGCAATGAGTTTGCTGAGGATAATATCGGTAATCTGGCCAGTAGTTTTGTGGACGGAGAAAATACATTGTAGAAGGGATGTAGATTATGGCTAGGAAAACAAGAACTGCCTCTAACCCATTAACCCCGACCCTGTGGTCGAAGAAGTTTATGAAGTATGCACTTCAATCGAACTTCTTTGCCAGGTCTGGTTTTATCGGTGAGGGGAAAGATGCTCTTTTCAAATTGTATAAAGACCTGACAGTAGATGCGGGCAAAAGTGTCCGTGTTCCGATGACCGGGCCCCTGACAGGTGTAGGTGGCGGTGATAACTTCAATTCCGAGGATATCATGGAAGCCTATGAGGACTTTTATATGGACGTTGCGGTCCATGAGAGAGGTAACACTACTGGCGTAGATGGTCCCATGACTATCCAGAACATGATTGAGGATTGGCCCGCAGCCGCTACCGAGAAGTTAGCGTCCTGGAAGGGTGTCAACATGGAACTTGAGATGATAGCCGCTCTTTGTGGCTTGCACAATCTCAGTACTGACGTTGAATCGGTGAACGAGAACGATCCTACCTCTGGCCGGATCGCTTACGGTGGCGAAACGGTTACCAGCGTGATTGGCCCTTACAGCGCCCTTGGTGACGGTACGCTGATTGGTGGTGCTACTGGCACCGCTGTTGACGATTATACGCTGTCGGCTCGGACCGCTTCGGATTATCTGATGGGTCCGAACTTCCTTGAACAGGTTGTGACGTACTTCATGGACCAGGAACCTAAGCCTCAACTCTTGAATATTGAGGGTCGGCAAGCCTTGGTTTTGCTGATGACTTCCAAGCAGGGCCTGAACATGCGTCAGAACTCAACTTACGTTGCTCGTAACTCGTACGCCGAGGTGCGTGGTCACAAGAATCCTTTATTGAGTAACTCGATGGGGTTCTGGTCGTGTGGCGAGACTATGGTTTTACTGAAACCATATTCGCGGATGCCGTGGCGTACTGGTGCCGGTGGTGATACACCGGAGGAAACCTTTGAGTTGAACGATGCCAGGACCGCTGCCCCAACGAATAAGGAAGTACAGACAGGCAAGACCGTCGGTAGGGCTTTACTGTTAGGCGCCCAAGCTGGTGCTGTAGCTTATGGTAAGAGTAAGAACGGGTTGTTATTCAATCGCTTTGAAGGTGATCTTGACAAGGGCACTGGTCGTAAGCCGTTTAAGGGCGTCGATTATGTGACCGGAATCTCCAAGACTATCTTTAAGAACGAAGCTGGTACGACTCAGGAAGACTTTGCTCTTATGTGCCTGGACACCATGCAGATTTAATCTCTTTTAAGAGATAGAAAGGATAAATAAAATGGCTTTCAAAAATGATGTTCTAAAGAAGTTTTTCTTCGAAGTCAGAGACCAACTTGACAATAAGGTCGTATCGGGCTTGTGTGTTAAGTTAATCATACCGAATACTGGTGCTGCTGCAACGTCAGTTTATGCCGACGCCAGAGAAACGGCTCATGCGTATATCTCCAGTGGAATGTTATCGTCTGGCGACTTTGACACACTGGAAGGTACAGTTGAGTTCTGGTCTGGCTATGGTTCTGTAGATGTATTGGTTCTAAATGACCAGATGGAAGGTATGCTGGTAAAAGGAATGAAGCCTAGTAGCCCAGGTAGGATTCTGTGGAATCCTGGTGATATACGCAAGTATGTTGTCGATTTCTTCGATGATTTTGACCACGGCTATGTTACGGCCGACCGCTGGACGTTGGCGACCGATGGGGGCGGGACAATGACTATCGACGATGCTGTCGATGGTATTGGCTTACTGTTGACCGGTGGGACTGACGAGGACGGCTCGACGATAACGTCAACTGACGAGATATTCCTGGCCCAGACGGACAAGAATATCTACTTCGAGGCCCGTGTCAAATTAACTGAAGCTAATACAAACGACGCCAATATCTTTGTTGGCTTGGCTGATATTGCTACTGTTGACTTGATGCAGGATAGCGGGGCTGGCCCGGCTGCAACTCTGGACGGTATCGGGTTCTATAAGCTCGATGGTAATATGTTCTGGGAGTTCCAGGCATCTAACGCTGGTACTGAGGACGACAACTCTGACATGGTGGCTTATGTTTCGGGGACTTGGTACACGTTATCGTTTGTGTACGACTACAACGATGGTACAACCGCTAAAATCACGCCTTCGGTCAATGGTGTAGCTTATGATCCTGTTGACTTGACGATTTCAGGTATGGCTGAAATGGGTGCAGCCTTGTCTGTAAAGACGGGTAGCACAAACGCTGAAACTTTACTGGTCGATTATGTTCGCGTAAGTGCCGAACGTAACTGGTAAATCTTATTAAACGGGATGGACGGTATTTCTCGCACAGATACCGTCTGTCCTAAACTTTTAAAGGCAAACAATGATATGATAGTAGCAGGACTAGCAACGGTAATCGGACGAGAAGAAATGGCTAGGAAGGTTATCGGTTCCATTTTGCCACAGGTAGATGTCCTTCATGTGTGTTTTAGTGGTTATCTCGATATCCCTGATTGGGCTAAAGGCAATGATAAATTAAAAGCCGAAACCGATTCAATGAACGTGTTGCATGATTGTGCTAAATTTAAATGGGTTCCTGAATACAAAGATGCGTATTATTTTTCCATAGATGACGATTTGAATTACCCGTCTAATTACGTAGAGTACATGCTTGGATACATTAAGCAGTTTGATAATGAAGTTGTTATTAGCTTTCACGGCAGGACTTGTGACTATACAGAACGTAATAACTATTGTTGGGAACTTGATAAACTGACGTGGTTCCCCGTCTTAGGGACAGGAGCATGTGCTTTTCATACTAGCTATATAACATTTGAGGTAGACGACTTTCTTGAGTCAATGGCTAATTCTGATTACATGATGGCAGTTAAGGTTGCGTCTCAAAACAAAGTATCGTTCGTGATACCTAAAAAGGCTAACTTTGTCACAGAACTTGAGAGTGTAAAACGACAACGGAATGGCCCTACTTGTGGCAGCTACCGAAAACGGAATATTTATGTTAAGCGTAAGCGAGAACTCACAGATATTAGACTACTGGAGTTGTGCCGCAAAAACGGAAGGAATGACGTTAAATGAGTAGAGATTTAGTAAGTGTTATTATTGCCGATTTATGCGAGAAGCATCTACCGGAAACGGTTGAAAACCTGCGAGCGACAGCAGAAGGCCCGATAGAGATTCTTGTCAAGTCAGACGATGAATCTAAAGGGATGAGGCATTGCCTAAACGTCTTAGCTCGGCAAGCTAAAGGTAAATACTTATTCAAACTCGACGGCCATTGTATTATGAGTCAAGGGTGGGACGTGAAGTTAAAAGAAGTCTGCAAAGACCCTAAAGACATGGCGGTATGTCGTATCAAAGAGATTGATGGGCAAACATGGACGGTGAGAGAAAAGGGATTTTCGTTTGTAACGATTAGACCAGATTTGTCGATAATATCATGTGGCGATTTTGTTGACGACGACCCGGATACTGCTGAGACAATGGCATCTATCGGGTGCGGTTGGATGATACATAAAGACAGGTTTATGGCCCTTGAGATGAACTGGGAGGATTTGGGCCGGTATGGTAACCTTGGAGCTGAGTGGGCGTTAAAGATATGGTTATCGGGTGGGCGATTACTGGTTAATCGTCATGTCACATGCGGCCATTTATTCCGTGTTCAGGGAGTTGCCGGTTGCGGGATTAAGGAACAAACAGTAGCCAGGCAGATACTTGGTAGCAGGTTTATTTCTCATAAGGGGCCGTTACAGATTTACCCCCTTGAATGGCTGCCAAACCATTTTATGAAAACATTAGTAAAGACTGAGGTTGTGACGAATGACAATAGCTAAAGCTGACATTTTAACAGAAGTAAATAACAGGCTCGGCTTGGGCCTTACAGATATTGACACGGAGCTACAGGCGATAATGACCGAGGTTTCGGCACTTACGCCGGGGATATTACAGAAAACCGGCTCGGTTACGGTGCTGATAAACACTACGAATATTGCGTTACCGACAGATATTATTAACGACGTAGCGGTTGTGGATTCCGATGGGGTGCCGCTGACTAAGAAGTCTTTCCAGCTTGTGATCAGCAAACTAAGGGCGTCAACTACCGCTGCGACACCAAAGATATATGCTTTCTTCGACCGTAAGATATACGTCTACCCGAAGGCTCTGGCGGCTACTGTATTGACCCTCTATTACGACCACGACGATACGAGCGTTGGTAGTATTGGGCTACCGGACGAAGCGGCGGAGGCTTTGATTGAGGGTGTATGTTACAAGGTTGAGTTAGGTAAGGGGGTTTTGGGTGAACTATCGCCTGGAACCATCTCCCATTATACGTTTTATCAGGACCAGATTAAGGTTTTACAGGCGAGATATCAAATTTACAGGGAGTAATATGATGAAGAAATTTTTAGCATTGTTAATATTGGTAGTTGGTTTTTCGTTTGTCTATGGTGGGATTTCAGTACCGATGTATAAGCCTATCAACACGGGCAGGGAGCTATTTACCCCGATGAGTGCATGGGCGTTAATGCGTGCCGAAGCCTCTGAGGATGGCGATACGGCGTTAGATTTAGATACTGATAACTCGGCATCGGATTATGATTTCGCTGACGTTGTGGTGAACGCTACTACTGTAGCTGCTACCGACGGGTTGATTGACGCTGAGTTGTTACTAGGCTACGGGATGAACGGGTTAGAGATAGCTTTCTTTTCCGATCCGACCGATTCGACAAACGACACATTTGACTTTGAGATATTCGCTTATCGGGATGGAGATTACGGCCCGCCGGTGGCTGTTTATTCAACGACTGGTGCTGCTTGTGCAATTGGCACTCAGATCATAAGGACACATCCTACTACTGGGGTAGATTTGATTAATACTACCTACGGCGGCTGGTGCGACACTATTAGCGGTACCGACCACTGGGACGGAGTGATTGTTGTTAATTCGGGTAATAACCGGATATGTCGGTTAATCTTCGACCGTAGAGGTTACAGGTTCTTCTGGGTACGAATATTTAACGCAGGTGGCACGAGTACCGAATGTGCTGGTGTTGGTGTAGTTGTTTCGGGGTATTGATATGACACTCGCAAAAGCTGACATTTATAACCGGGTAATGAACATCCTGGGAACTAACTCTAGCGGTGTGCCTGACATTGACGATGAGTTACAGGACGTACTGCATGATATATCCGTACAGGGTAATTTCCTGCAAACGTCCGATTCGAGTCTATCGACTATCGCTGATACTGCGATTGTTGACGCTTCTACGTTATTGGTAAAGAATATTTCGGAAGTGTGGATAAGCGGTGATAATCGGTTGGTCCGTGGCAGTAAGGAAGATTACCTCAAGACTATCGAGCATTTCGATAGCCCGACGACCGGAGAGCCGAAGAAGTTTTTCTCGTGGGGTGACGATCTATACGTTTATGACTTCATCCCGAACGATACTTACACGTTAAGGGTTGAATATTACAAATATCACGCTACGTCTGTGGCGGAGATTGAATACCCTGACAGATACCGCAAGATGATAGTTGATGGGGTGTTGAAGGAGGTTTGGGGCGGGGTGTTAAGGTCTTTAGTTGATAGTAACTACGCCGACGCTGAGTATCGGAAGTTTTTAGCGGACTATCAGAACGAATTGAGTAAACACAGGGCCGACCTGCCTACGGTGGTGGCCCAAATGATGTATAGGGATATATAATGAAAAAGTTAATCACAATTATTGTTTTGATGTTAATGTTGGGTTTTGCGTGGGCGACTACCTACGATAAGTCTGTACCGCCTGACACTGGCGAACAACCGTCACAGGGTGCCGAGCGGATACGGAACCTTGCCGCTGCTAATCAGGAGATAAGCAATGTTGATCATTTTTGGCCGTTAAACGGCAGTGCTGTTGACGATTCTGATAGAGGATTGCACCGACAAGTTGAGTTCCAGGTTCAGATTTCTACCCCGACCATTGCCGCCGACCAAGGGATGCTGTATATGAAAGACGCTGACGGCGGGGCGGGTGCTAAGACTGAGTTATTCTGGCAAGGTGAAGATGATTACGCTTTACAAATGACTGAATTGAACACAGCCGGTAACGCTGCGGCTTTGAACATCACGGGTACTTATGAGAATGAGGTTAGTTTTAGTAACACTCTTAACGAGTTCTACGGCGATGGGTTTATCTGTACGGATGGCGGGATATTAACCTTACCTTTGGATAGTACTGACACAACTGAGGGGAACCTACGATATATCGATGCGGAGGATGAGTTACAATATCGAACCGCAACTATATGGAAATTGCTTGCGGCTTCGCCAACTGCTGCGATGTTGAAGGTTGGTACTTATACAGGTGACGATGGCACTACTAAAGCAATTACGGGGGTAGGGTTTCAGCCTGATATTGTTATTGTTTTTCCTATGGGTGATGACACGAAAGAGGTTTGCGTCAGAACGACAGGGATGGCCTCAACTGAATGCAAGGCATGCGGTTCAGCTACTGTTTTGTCTGATTCTGTAAGGTCCTTAGACGCTGATGGTTTTACTGTTGGTGACGGGACTGGAAATCTGGCTATAGGTGATATGACTACGAGTGGTGAAAGTTATTTCTATATAGCTGCTGCTTCGATTGATAATCCATAATGAAAAAACTACTCCTAATATTATTGTGTTTCGTTTCGGTAGCTACTGCTCAGCGTGGCTCTATTAAGCGGTTCGGTATCTTTTCGCCGGTAGCTGGTATCAGGGAAGATATACCCTATATCACGATGCCTGAGGCGTTTACCCCCGATAATGAAAACGTATTGCTTCGGTACGGCGAAGTCCACCGGGCGGTGCTGCGTAACGATGAGCTGATAAAAGAAGATAAGCCTATAATTTATGCAGCGGACGGTACCGATCCAGGCGTCACGACTATTGTAACTTGTATGGGGCATGGATTCGACAATGGCGACACGGTAACAATTTCAGGTCTCGATAGCGGCTCTACCGAAGGGTATTACGATGGTGATTATGTAATATCAGGTTCCCTAACTAATAACTTTGAATTTACAAAAACATTCGACGCGGCTCCTGCCTCTTATACCGGAGCTTTTGCTGTTATAACTTCGGCAACTAACAGGGCAGTTACCCCTGATGAAAACCCGATTTTGGCTTACCACTGGTTCGAGAAGTCAAACGGTTCGGACTATCTGTTGTGTTTCACAAAGGCACACGCTTACCAATGGGATACGATTGAGGAAGATTGGGATTTAGTATTTACTTGTGCCTCTGATTGTACCGAATGGTCGGTCGTTTCTATGAACGACTGGATTTTTGCTACTAATAACGTGGACTTAATTCAGACGTGGGACGGCACGGGTACCTTTGACGACGCTGATACTTCATCTGGTATCGATACGGGGTCTGCTGTTTACTTAACTAAAGCTAAGTTTCTGGCAACCTTTGAGAATTACTTACTGGCGTGTAATGTGCAGGTTGGCGGTACTTTGTTGCCACAAGACATATACTGGTCCGATACGGGTGACCCTGAAACATTTAATGGTACCAACTCCGGTTCGGTGACTATCCCCGGTCCTGACCCACTAACGGCTTCGATACAGTTGAACGATTTTCTATTGCTTTTCACCGGTCGGTCGATTGACTCGATGTGGCTGGTTGACTCTACGTTGATCTTTAATCGTAGGCGGTTACATAGTTCGATGGGTACGTATTCGCCCGGCTCAGTTATCAGAAATATCAACGAGGATGTGTTCTTTATCGACAACCATAAAAATATCCGTGTGATTCGTTCGGTAATGGCTGATATAATTTCTGTGTCGCTACCGATTGATAAAACCTTAAAGTTGATGAAGGACTCGCTGTTGACTGGGATTCGTTCCGATTACATTTGGGACTACGATCAGATATGGTGGGCGATCCCTTACGGCCCGGACGCTACGGCCAATAATAAGGTTTTTTGCGTTAATAACTCAGGTTCGTGGACAAAGTTAGACTTTCCTGTTAGTGCTTTTGGCACCTACGAAAACAAAATAACTTACGGATGGGATACGCTACCGTTTGACCACTGGCTTGAATGGGGCTGGGAAAACTGGCGATCTGCCGACGTTGGGGCTGATTATCAGGTCGATTTGTGTGCCGATTATTCAGGATACACCTATGGCTCGCATAGTTCTTCCTTGGATAGCGGCGATGATTTTACAGGCTACGCCGTTTTGGGTACCGACTTCTCACAACAGAAGGGTACTCAGGCGGCGTTATATTATAAACGGTTACTGAAAATGACCTTGATATTCCGTCGTGAGGCAGGCGGCGAAGCTGATATTTATCTTAAGCGAGACTTTGAATCTACATGGCAGGACGTTGGCTCAGTTTCGCTGGCAGGTGATACGGAGATTCTATGGACTGAGTTGAATTGTGACTATCGGGCCCGCCATTTCTGGTTAAAGATTTCTGGTGATAATCACTTCAGGTTTATCGGTGTTATGTTCCATTATGTTACGGAGGGTACACGGTGAAGAAGTTTCTCTTAATCTTATTGCTGTTAGTTTCGGTTGGGTTGGCTGACCAGAATATGGCTAAGTCCACGGGCTTGACACCTATCGAGGAAATTGATTCTTTCGAGCAGGTCAAGATGCACCTAATCGAGTTACAGAACACCATCGATAAGATGCACCGGCAGACTTACGGTGATATTAACCAGATCAACCGGGACGAGATACCTGCGTTAGAGAGTTCGATTGCCGCAGTTGATATTGATTTTGACATCCCATTGATAGGCGGTCTTAATTTTACATGGAATGCTGGCACGTCGAAAATCGACTGGGATGCCGGTACGGTTGAATTTGGCGGAACGTCTTACTCAATCAGTTCAGGTAGTTCGGTTGATAATGCAATTACGGTTTATCTGGACGTTAGTTCTTTATCGAGTCCTGTCACGTTAGGTTCAACTACTACCCCTACAGTGGTGGATGACAGGTGGTATTTATGTTCACGGATAACTACAACGGTTTACGAAGTTTTACAAAGTCCTATCATTCATGGCGGGTTGATTCAGGCCAATACTGTACTGGCTGACCAGATAGACGTTGGTAATCTTTTTGCCGAGGATATTGAGCTTACCGGGTCTATCTATGCTGGCAATTCGGCCTATGCTTCTAATGAGGATTTCTGGCTTGGAATTGACTCTGCCGATAGTGATAAAACAAAGTTTCGTATCGGAGATGCTTCAACAAATCTGACTGTTGTGGATGGAACGCTCACCCTAAGGGGTGTCGGTGGGAATGCAACTTATGCGCAAAGTGGCGCAACTCCTCCATCGAGTCCAGTTGAGGGAGATACTTGGTATATCACAACTACCAGCGGAGGTTATACTCTTGGCGAGACTTATCGACGGAGCTCTTCAGCTTGGGTCTTAGTTGCTGACCTTATGTATAGTACGGATATCACAGCGGGGAAGATAGTTCTTAGTACTGCAACAAATGATAGTGGTTGGACAGAAGGGGCAACTTGGGGAACAGACCTGAATCCTCAAGCGTCTTTCAGTGGCGGTTCTGGTTTAATTTTAACAACGGACGGGCTTGGTTTTTATGACCAAAAAAGTACTCAGCTGAAGGGGACATCTCACACTGGCACGTTTATTATGGGTGAACGGGTAGAACAGGCCAGCACTGGAGCGACGGGAGTAGTTTCTAATTTATTCAGCCAAGGTGCTCATACAATTTTTGTTCTTAGAAAGGGCGCCGCCTTTAATACTACCGATTTGGTTACTGGAGCTGAAAGCAGTGCTACAATCACGCCAAGCTTAATAGCGGGCGGTTCAGCATATGTTGGTTTTTCCACTTTCATTGCAAGTAATGGTTCATTCTTTTTCAATGGGGACGCTGATAGTTACATTGGTTGGGATGGCGACACATTAAATATTCGCGGTAGTATTGTTGCCGATGATATTATCGCTGGAACATTTACGCTTGCCGATGGAAGCACTTTGCCTATTGATAGTGGCACTGCTGATTTTAATGGTGGTGATTTTACTTGTGATACGCTTACAGCTAGGACATCCGCTCAGATAGGGCCTGATATAGCTGATGGCAAAATGACAATAACAGTTGATAGCGGTATTGCTGAATTAAGGACATGTGAAAATACTGGAAGCTCTTATAATATTCTCGTTATAAAAGATGCTGGCCTTGAATGTTATAGTAGAATAACAAACTGGCCTACCACTAATAGCTTGGCAGATGGTTCAGTTGACCATAATTATAAGAGGATTTCGATAACAGGTGATATATATGGCAAGAGTGCTGAATTTGGCGGCGTAGTAGATATTAGTCACCTTGATGCTCTCTATGAACTAACTACACCAAAGTATAGCACTGCTCCAACGGCTTATGATGCTGATATTTATTACAATACAACTGACAATGCTTTTTACGGTGGAGTGGATACTGGTGGGGATACATGGGAGGAAATATATACAGAAGATACCGACCCAGGCACTATAATACAATCTGATTGGGTTCAAGGCGGTACTTATACCGGTAACGGGTCTGCTACTCAAGCAATTACTCATGGACTTGGACGTACTCCAAGGTTTATAATAGTAGGGTGTTATTCTAATAATAGCAAAAATACACAATCATGGACAGTAAACGGCGGTAGTACCAAGATAACGTCCGTAGGTGGTACAACATTTACCGTCAACGATAACGCTGGTTTCGATGGAATGAATACTAACGCTTTGAGCTATTACTTCACCTGTTTCTAAAGGATAATATTATGGGATTTTTTGACCAAGGTAAAGACGTAGACTATATCCCGAACTGTGGTAAATGGTATAATAACAACGGTAGCTCCGTAAATAGAGGGTAATATAATGGGACTTTTTGACCCAGGAACAAACGTAGAATACATCCCGCCAGCAATGGTTAAGGGCACCGAGGGTACT